GAAAAATTTTTATATAACTTAAATAAATAATAACAATAAAATAAATTAAATTATGGCGTTTACTACAACATCAAACTTCGCAGGAAAAGCAGCAGGGTTCTACATCTCGGCAGCTTTAAAAGAAGCGACAAGTTTAGACTACTTAACTATGATAGAAAATATCAAGTATAAGTCTAACATACAAAGAATGGCAGGTTCAGGAGTAGTTGCTGATGCAACTTGCGACTTTACTGACGCAGGTACTTTAGCACTTACTGAAAAAGTTTTAGAACCTAAAAATCTACAAATTAACTTAGACCTTTGTAAGTCTACTTTATTAGATTCATGGGAAGCTCTACAAATGAGAGCAGGGGCAGGAGCACCACCTCCTGCATCTTTTGATGACTATGTTATCTCTTATATGGGAGAAATAATAGCACAAGCAACAGAAGAAAGCATTTGGGAAGGTACAGCAGTAGCAGGTAAATTCAATGGATTCTTAGGTGCAGTAACAGGTTTACTTTTACCAGGTGTTGATGCAACAGTTATTCAATCAAGTGCTTCAGGTGCTTACGTAGCAGGTAATATTATTGCTAACTTACAAACTTTAACTGCTGATATGGCAGCTAATATTTCACCAGTATTAAGAAAAGAAGATTTACATATTTATATGAACCCTAAAACTTATGCGTTCTATATTAGTGCAGTTTCGACTTTAGGATATGTTAATGCTTACAACATGAATGGTGACTATGAGCCAGTATTTGAAGGCTATAAAATTGCAGTTTGCCCAGGAATGGCTGACAATCAATTAGTAGCTGCAGAAAAGTCTAATCTTTTCTTTGGTACTGACTTATTATCTGACGCAACTAGGATTACTTTAATGGATATGGCTCAACTAGATGGTTCAGACAATATGCGTTTAGTAGCTAGGTACTCAGCAGGTGTTCAAACTGGAGTTGGAGCTGACATCGTAAGACAATCGTAATAAACTTAATTAAGAGAAGCAAGGGCATAAAAACCCTTGCTCCTTTAACCTTTAAAACATAAAATAATATGGCTTGTACAAATTTAACAAAAGGTAGAGGACTTGATTGTAATAGAATATCAGGAGGTGTCAAAAAAATATTTTTTTCAGTATTTGACCCAAACGTATCTTATACTTATGATGCAACACACCCTTTAGAAATTGACGCGATTGATTGGAACTCTACAACAATATATGAATATGTTATGCCGCTTGGGGTTGCTAGTATTACTGACACTATTACTGGTAGTCGTGAAAATGGGACTATTTTTTACACCCCATCAGTAAACATCATTTTAAATAGACTTACCAAAGAAGACCAAAACGAAATAAAACTTTTAGGGCAAACTAAAGTAAGAATTTTTGCACAATTAAACCAACAGTTAGCTAACGGACATGATGTCTTTGTTGCTTTAGGAATGGCTAATGGAATGGAATTGAATACAGGAACAATAGATAGTGGTGCTGCGTTTGGGGATAGAAACGGATACACTCTCACATTCGTAGGCTTAGAAGCAATACCATTTGCGTTCTTAGAAGACTATACAACAAACCCATGGGACCAAACTGGATTTGTTAATGAAGCGGCAACATTCCCTACTACTTCTTAATCCTATTAGTAGTTTTTATATATTTCTTGATTAGGGGGCTTTTTAGCCCTCTTTTCTTTTATAGCAAATAAAAACAAGGTTTTTCTATTATATAGTAGGATGATACAAGCAATCACTAAGACCAATCTAACAACATACCTGCAAACTGAGGACAACAGAATAGATACCTCGGTAGATAGCAGTAAAATTAGGCATTTGGTAAAATTTACAAATGTTATGGATAAGTCTGTTCAATATGCTTATTCTACAACTCATTTTATTTATAATAGATACACAAAATTTACATTTGACTATAATATTATAACAGATGTATATACAGGAGCAGTTAATTTTGAACCTGCTGGTTATTGGACTTATGAAGTTTATGAGGTAAGCTGGACAGGTGCAGTAGCTATTAGTGTAGGAAACGCACCTATTAATGAAAATGATGTTTTACCAGTAGGCCCTACTCATGGTGTTGTCCAAGGCCTTGTAACTAAAGGCAAAATGTATGTAGACGAAAAATCAGGCACTGAACAAGTACAATACACACAACACCCTGATCCAAGCGGTACAAACTACATTTTTTATGGAACACCGACTTTTAATAAATATTCTTGTACTTTTGACGGAGTTGACGATTTTATTGCAGTAAATAATTCAGCCGTATTAAGACCAACAAGTGCTTTGACAATATCTTTATGGGTAAAACCTAGTGTTTGGGATATAACAACAGGATCTGATACACAGTATGTTTTAGGGTGTGTTAGTTCAGGGGGTTGGGGTATAAAGCTTGTCAATAGTGGGGGTAATGTTACTACATTACAATTTGAATTAAGAATAGGTTCAGGATATATATATGCTACAATTGATGAAGCAACAACAGAAGCATTTACAGGTTGGAAAAACATAATAGCTACATATAACCAAACAACAGGGTTGTCAAAAATTTATCACAACAACGACACCACAGGAACAACAGATGGAAGTACAACGGCAGGAAACCCAATAGCTTATTCAGGATCACCAGTGCCTTTACTTATTGGTGCAGATGCTGCAAGTGCAACACCAACAGGTGCAGACTTTTTTAATGGTGCGATAGATGAAGTAGCAATATTTAATACAGAAGTAACCTCAGCACAAAGAACAGAAATATACAACTATGGAGTAGCAGATGATATAGCACAAATGGCAGGGTTGGTTGGGTATTGGAGAAATGGTGATCCTGACGGACAATCTTCTTTTCCAACTATTGTTGATGTAACAACGAATGGTAACAATGGAACAATGACTAACATGACAGCTTCAGACATAACAGGTGATGTGCCTTAAATTGATATAATATGAACTATGTAATTTATAATATGAATAATGTGGCAAATATTGACTTTTCTAAAGTTATAGAAAATAGCGTAGAAACTTTAAGACTTTCAGTAGATGAATCATTAACTGTTTTAAAATATGAAGGAAGAAAACCTAGTTTTTTAAATGGTTTACAAAAATACACACATTCAGAAATACTTGCAATAATGAGAACATCTGAGTGGAATAAAGAAGAATAAAAATTAAAATTAAAAAAAATGGCAATAGAAAATGTACAACAGCTCTTGACTGAGCAATTAGGTAAAAATGCAGGAACAGAAGTGTTTACAGGAGCAGTAACTGGGAAAAACTTTTATTGTGTTTACTTTCCAGTAGAAAGTGCAGTGAGTGCAATAACAGCAGCAAGTGTAACAAATGTAACAGCTTTACAAACGACACTACCAGCAGGAACAACTTTATTTATGAACATAACGGCTATTACACTTACAAGTGGTATAGCAATAGGATATAAAGAGTAATATGTTAGCATTAAGATTAGGATTAAGTTTGGGTACGCCAAGACCAATGGGTGCTTGGGAGCCAAGTGATGAAACTTCTTTAGAAGCATGGTATCAAAACAAAGTTGGTGTAGTTTTAAATGGTTCAGATGTTTCAGAATGGAGAGACAGCTCACCTAATAATAGACACATGGTACAAGCTACAGCTTCAGAGCAACCTGCTTATAATGATTCTACTGGAACTTTAACTTTTGATTCTTCAAATACTGAAAACTTGCAAACAACTTCACAGATTAGTTTATCAGGGCAATTTGTTGTGGGGTTTTACGCACAACCATCTTTATTTAATAATGTTATTATCGCAGACAATACAACAAGCAATGAATTTTTTAAATACTCAAATACTGATAGATTCCAAATTAAAATAGATGGTACTTTGAAAACTTTTAGCTTAAACACTGGTGGGTGGGATGATTATAACTATGTCGTTATAACAAGAGATGGTTCAAATGTTATAAGATTTTATGTAGATGGAACTTTACAGTCGGACACAGAAACACTTTCAGGAACATCAGATATTGATGCGATAGGTGTTAGAGCAACAGATGTAAACCCTTATGACGGAACCTTAAAAGAGGTACAAATATTTTCTTCTTATAGTGAAGATTTAATTAACAATGTAAATTCTTACCTGTCAGGATTATAAAAAATAAAATATGAAAGATAATATAATTAATATAAATCTAGAAACTAGTACCTCACCTACTATTCAAGAAGTTAGGGGCAGAGATTGGATTGAATATGGAACTGAGGACTGGAGAAACCTTTATCCACAATTCTTAATTGACTTATACTATTCTAGTAGTATATCAGCAGCTATTATAAATGCAACAGCTGAGATGATAGCAGGTGAAGCACTAATCATAGAGGATGATGAAAATAGAGATTTAGAAGCTAGAGTTAAACTAGAGAACTTTATAAATAGAGCTAATGGGAATGAAAGTTTGCATGAGGTTATTAAAAAATTATCTTTTGATTTTAAGTTACAAGGAGCTTTTGCCTTAAACATTGTATGGAGCAAAGACAGGACACAAATAGCTGAAATCTATCACGTAGCAGTAGAAAAGATTAGATGTGCAAGACCTGATGAGTTTGGCAAAACTCCTGGTTATTATATTTCAAGTGATTGGAGCAATACAAGACAGCACAAACCTTATTATGTTCCTGCCTTTAATACTAACGACAGGACATCAGCAAATCAGATTATGTATTCTGGACTGTATAGTCCTAATATGAACTCATATTACACACCTGATT